CGCGTTTCCTACACAAACTGTGGGTTATCAAAATTTCTATGGAGATCAAGCACAAGATATAGTTCCACAAGTAGTTGATCCATATGCACCAGTACAGTTTGAACAAGCACCTCCACCTGTATTAAATCAACCAAGTCCTTTCCCAACAATGCCTATAGCAGGACCTCCTACTCAATTAGGAGATGATGTAGTAGAGCCAGTACCTAGTAATCCAGGTATGGGTGATATAGGTAATTTAGTTCCTGGTGATCCAACTCCTAAAGCTATGGCAAAACCAACAATTCCAGAAGAAAGCGTAGATATAGCTAATTTTGTAAGTCCTAACTTGCAAAATATGCCACCTTTAGATTTTAGTAATCTACCCCCTGTAGATATAAATAATTTACCAAATTTTGATTTTAGAGCAGAAGGTAAACAGTTAAAACCAGTTCCAGAGGGCAATAAAGGTTTAGCAAAATTACCTGATGATGTGAGAAATAAAATGGGTTTTATGCAAGCAGGTGGACCTACTGAAATTATGCAAGACCCTTTAACTGCACAGTTAATACAGTTTTTGATGGGTGAAATACAAGACGATACTATTGTTGGAGACTTTATTAATAAATATGGCAATGAAGTGTTTATGCAAATTAGAGAACAAGTATTGCAAAGTATAGTTCCTGGATCACAAACTCAAGGTCAGATACAAGGCATGGCTAATGGTGGTATGCGAGATGATGTAACTGGAATGATAGGTGCAACACAACCAGTAGCTGTATCACAAGATGAATACATAATACCAGCAGATGCTATGTCTATGCTTGGTGATGGTAGTTCAGATGCAGGTGCTAAAAAATTAGATGCAATGCTTGATAGGATTCGCATGACTAAAACAGGAACAACCAAACAAGCTAAAGAAATTGATGATAGCAAGGTAATGCCAGCATGAATGAAACAGCACAAAAACTAGAACAAGATATTGATATATCGTTAGTTTTACCTGGACAAGTAAGTATGATCTGGGATAAATGCGAAAAAATATTATTGCGTTCTTGCAAAAGGTCTGGTGGCAGAATAAATCCAAAAGATATTTATGTTAGATGTATTGAAAACAGAAGCAGTCTTTGGATTATATTTGAAACAGATACTTTAAATATTATAGGTTGTGGTATTACACAACTACATGATTATCCAAGTGGTTTGCGTATGTTAAATCTTGAACATTTAGCTGGTAAACAATATTCAGAATGGGTCGATAAAGGTTTTGATACCCTATACAAATGGGCAAAAGACAATAAATGCGATGGTATAGAAGCATTAGGCAGACCAGGATTTTGGAACTGGATAAAGAAAGAAAAGGGCTGGAAGGAAACTTCTAGATTTTATGAACTTAAATTTGACAAGGATTAATTATGGGCGGAGGAAGTGGAGGAAGTAGTGCACCTACAGAACAAACAGTCTATAGTGAATCTTTACCACCTTATGTAGAACCTTATTTTACGAGGTTACTGCAAAGAACTGAGGCTGAATCTTTACAGCCTTATACACCTTATGGTGCTTCAAGGATAGCTTACTTTTCTCCTGATGAGTTAAGTGCACAAGCTATGACTAGAGGTTATGCACAAGCTGGCACACCAGAAGCCTTTAGACAAGCACAAGGTATATTAGGCGGTATAGATACAAGCAGAGACTCTCAATATACAGCAGGGACTTTTGATGCAGGATATGACCCAGCAGTAAGAACTTCTGGTTACACAGCTAATGTTCCAACATCAACTTATCAACCTATAGGGTTTGAACAAAACTTAACTAGGTTTATGTCACCCTATCAACAGGCAGTTACTGATGTTGCAAAGCGAGAAGCTATTAGGTCTTCTGACATATTAGGAGAACAAACTAGAGCACAGGCTGCACAGGCTGGAGGATTAGGTGGATATAGAGAGGCTATCTTACAAGCAGAACGTGAGCGTAATTTAGGTCAACGATTAGATGACTTACAGGTAACAGGTGGACAACGTGCATTTGATGCTGCTACTAGACAGTTAGGATTAGAGAGAGCAGCAGACTTGAGTGCTGCACAATTAGGTTTACAACAACTTGGATTAGCTGAACAAGCTGGTCAAAGGCAAGAACAATTAGCACAACAAGCTTTTGCTTTTGGAGAACAAGCAAGACAAAGAGCAGCACAATTAGGTTTATCTGCACAGGCACAAGAAGAAGCTGCAAGACAGGCTCAAGAACGATTAGGTCAAAGTGCATTCCAATTACAGGGACAAATAGGACAGCAGGTAGCTGCTGGTTTAGGTTCATTAGGAGAAGCTACTCAAAGGGATGTACAGCAAAGACTAGCTGCTCTTACAGGTATAGGCTCACAACAAAGAGCATTACAACAAGCAAGCTTAGATATTGGTTACGAAGACTTCTTGAGACAACAAGACTTACCACAACAACGTCTAGGATTCTTTAGTAATATTTTAAGAGGTGTTCCTGTTCAACCACAAAGGACTGTCAGTCAGTTCCAACAACAACCTGGATTATTCCAACAAGCTTTAGGTCTTGGATTAGGAGGTCTAGGTTTATATAGGGGATTAAGTTAATGAGTCTTATAGATGTAGCAGCAGAATTAGAATTTGTTCCTGAACAGGAACTTATAGAATTATCTCAGAATCCTCAATCTAGATATCCACAGTTTTTAGTTTTATCTGAAGTGCAAAGACGCAATCAGATGAGGCGTATGTATGAAAATCAAGTTAACAAAGCTGAACAACCCCTAACTACTGTAGCTGAAGAAAAAGTTATGGAGTTAGCACAGTCAAGTGCCATGCCTAATGTCCCGTCACCTATGTCCAATGAGACGAGTCAATCACCCAGAGGATTGTTAGGTATGGCATCTGAACCTTCTCCTATAATGATGGAATCTGGTCGTTCAACAAGCAAAGACACATTGGAAGAAGTTAGTAATGAATTGCGAAGAATTGCAAGAACAAAAAAAAGCTTTGATGATTTTTCTGATGCAGTAGTAAATGCAGTCAAATTAGGAACAATGGATAGAGAAACTGCGGAAAGATTGTTGGTAGGAAATTCAGAATTGTTTTTAGATGCCAGCAGAAGTAAAGAATTTACACCTTATTATGGCATTATGCCAACACCTTTTAGACTTAAAGAAGATTTAAGAGATATAATTAAAAAATCTCGTAATGAAATGCAACAAGAACAATTAGGTTTAGCATCTGGTCGTTCAACAAATTTTGAAGAACCTGTAGGTACAGTTTTACCTTTTCCAACTAAAGAGTTTGAAGGGACTACAAAAATAGGAGATGTAGGTTTGGGTGAAGTTTTAACTGGAATAAGTGCAGCAATTCCTGTAAATGTTGCTCCTAAAATTTTAGCCTTACAGAAAGCAATTAATACTTTAAAACCTTCTTTTGATAAAGCTATAAAAGCTTCTCGCAAAGGCAATGTTGAATATGCTCAATTAGACCCTTTGGTAAAAGCACAAGCTTCTAAGTATGTACAATTAAATAAAGAAGCAGAAAAATTAGAAACATTAGCAGGTGCAGGTACTATTAGTGCAGTTGGTTTTGGTTTTAATACAGGTGTTGATAAGTTTGTTAAAGAGTTTGAAAAGAATAAAAATAAATCATCTGGTGGTTTAGTTAGTCTACAACAAGGCAGAACTACTGACTATCAAGAAAATATAGAAAGGTCTTTACAACCTGCACAAGGTGGACAAAGAGGTGTGCCTTCAGATGACCCAAGATTATTTATGCCTTATGTTCCAGTCGAAAGTGGAGACAAGTCAAGAGCTAGAAGAACTGTATTACCTCCAACCTTGTCTGGTGATTTGCAAGCACAAAATGAGCAAGCATTATTAAGAGAGTCTTTCGCTTCAACAGGTAATCTTGAAGAAACAGGAACTTCACAAGCAAACATCTCTGAAGGTGAAACACCAAAAACAAACGCAGAAGGGACTAATGTACTTCAACAAATATTTGATACTAGCGGACAACTAGGATTGCCTAAAGTAGAAATACCTAGAATGACAGAGGAAGAAAAACAAAGAGAGTTAGGTATATATGCTTTAGGTATTATGGCTGATGCTTTTGGTACTGGAAAAAATATAGGTGAAGCAGGTTCAAAATTAGGTAAAGGTGTACAGGGATTATTGGACATCAAGAGAACACAAAGACAAGATGATATAAAAGCTGATTCGGCAATTAGAGCACAGTCTGTAGAGGATATAACTTTAGCTAATACTTTACTTAAAACTCAATTACTTCAGGACCAATACAAAAAACAAGGAGAAACTAATAAAGTTAAAGCATTAGAAATTATACGAGAAGAAATAGAAAGATTAGGAAATACTATTCCTGATGAAAAAACTCAAAAAAGAATATTAAAATTACAGCTTCAACTTGATGCTGAATTAGAAAAAATGTTTGGTACAGAAGCTTTAGCTACATATCCAGGGATATAATAAATGGCACAGTATAGATTACCTGATGGCAGAATCTTAAATGTAGATGATGATATTACACAAGAGAATGCCATAATATTACAGAATAAATTATCTGAGTTATACCCTGATTACTACCAACCTTATAAAGAAGAAGTAAAACAAACTTTTGCAGGTCATACAGAAGAATTAGCTAAAGGTATTCCCAGAGGTTTATTAGGAACTTTTATTTCTGCTGGAGAAGGTGTAGCTAATTTATTTTCTACTGGTAACGATAGTGCTGCATCTAAATATTTTCAGGATTTACAAGAAGAACTTAATAAAAGTTCTTTAGGAGTTGATGAAGGATATGAAGAAGCCTTCTCAGGTAAGCTTGGTGCTGGCTTGGGTTCTTTTGCATCTTTCTTTATTCCAGGCACTGTAGCTGGAAAAATAGCAGGTGTTACAGGTAAAGGTTTATCTGCAAAAGAAAAATTAAATAGGGCACAAAAGTTTGCTACTAGAGGTGCTTTGACTACAGCTATACCTGTTGGTATTGCAGAGCAAGGCAGAAATATACAAGCAGCTAAAGATTTAGGCGAAACTGTAAACGCAGGACAAGAGATAGCTTCTGAGATATTAGGTGGTGCTATAGGTGCAACAGAAATATATTCATTACAAAGATTATTTAGATACATACCAAAGGGTTATAAAGAAAGATTAAGCATACCTCAAAAATTAACAGAAGCTGTTAAGACTGGTACGGCAGAAGCCTTTCAAGAATCTTTGGCTGGTATAGCACAAGATGCAGTAGCACTAGGAATATACTCAGATGAATTGCCAATGGCTGATAGTTTGTTTGATGATTTTACTGTAGGTGGTAGCGTTGGTTTTATATCAGATTTAGCTTTGCGTGGAGTTTTAGGTAAAAGAAGTATTGGTAATGAATATATAAAAGAATTAGAAGTCGAGGCAAGAAAGTTAATAGAAGAACAAAGATTTCAAGCTAGAAAAGATTTTAGATTAGCCGAACTAGCTGACCAACCACTAGGTTTACCATTAATAGATTCATTACCAGAATCTACACTTCAATTAAAAGATGTACCAATTATGGAAGAGTTTGAAATAATTACTAATCCTAATGGTACTTCTTCCATTGTAGGCATTAATACAGGTACAGACTATGGAGTTTTTGAAAATGTTGAAGATGCTGCTAAACAAGCAACTGTACTAAGAAAAGAATTAAGAAATGATTTTATAGATACAGCAGTCAAACACAACCTCTCTGTTAATGGATTATATGGCAACGGCACAGCTTATGTGTTGGGTAGAAAATTATATGACCCTGATGCTAATTTATTACCTGCTCAAGTAGTAGCAGCTTTAGACTCTACAATAAGTTTTAAACGTGCAGAAAAAGCACAAAAAATAATAGAAGCAGAAACTCAACTTGATAGTGCAATAATCAATGATTTAATGGGTGAAGCTACTTTAGAAGAAGGCTACATTGAGAAACTACAGGAACAAATTAACAGGTCAAAAACTTCTTACCCAATACAACCAAAAGATATAGACGCATCAAGTTTACTTGGTCAGCTATATGCAAAAGTTAAAAAGAAAAATATACCAGTCAAATATTTTTATACCCCGCAAGAAGCCAAGCAAATTTTATCAGCTAAAGACTTTAATGACCTCATGTCTGAAAAAGCTGCAATAAAATTTAGAACCAGACCAAGACGTAAATCAGAGGATATATATAACAAAAGTAGAATTATAGATTCTTCAAAAGAAAATTTAGACAAAGTATTTGAACAAAAAAATATTGAAGTAGATTACAACTCACCAGCGTTTCAATATCTAGCAGAAAAAATTACAGGTGCTAAAAAACTTGGTGCTATGAATAAAGGACAAAAAGAGTTGTTGGTAACAGAAGTTTTAAAACTACCAAGATTTAATATAAAGACTCCTTTACCTGACTATACGCCACGACCCTATAATGTCAATGACTTAAATAACCTATATACAGATTATAAAGGTCAAAGAATAACTAATGCAGAAATAAAAGCTTTTGTCAAAAAAGCAAATGATGGGTCAGATTTATCTCCAAAACAATTAAATCAACTAAAAGAAGATTTAATAAATAGTGGCAGAGCAAGAAAAGAAAAGAATCGTTTAATAATGAATGATAACTTTGAATTAGAACAAGGTAAAAGGGCACAAAGTTTAAATGAAACTTCAGCGGAGTTCGCTACAAGATTGTCTGAGACCACACCCCTAACACAAGATGAAATAGCAGACATAGTTGAACGTAATGCCTATGAAGAGTCAGAACAAGTTAGTGAGCAAAACATTTTAGAAGAGCAAGCTTTTGATTCTGCAAAAAAATATGCCAACTTAATTGAGGTTAGTAGACAAAGACTTAATGAACTTGGTTTAAAAGATATAGGCTTGAAGTTAGAAGATAGAATAAAGTCATCAACAGGAGTGCAAAAAGTAGGCGGCACTTATGTATTTAATCAAGAGGTTGGTGCAAGTGCTGAATATGATGAAGCTATGAAAAATGTTTTGATAGCTATGGAAAAAATTGACCCTGATGGCACTAAGACTGATGCTCAACTAGAGGAAGACATAGCTGGATTAATAGACCACGAGTCTATACATGCCTTGCGTTCATTAGATTTATTAACACAAGCTGAATATAAAAATCTTTTAGCGTTTGCTAAAAATAAATTAAAAACTATTAAAGTAGAGTTTGAAGGTAGAACTATAACTGAGGCACAAAGAATAGATAACTTGTATAGAGGAGATGCTCAGACAGTTATAGATGAAGAGTATGTAGCAGAGTTATTTAGAATTTATAGAAACAATCCTGATGCAATAAAAGGTAAGCCACGAACTACCATAAGAAAAATTATAGACTTTTTTAAAGGTTTCTTTGATGCAATTTTTGGGACAGGTTTTTCATCTCCAATAGGAGTATTGGAAGATATTAGTGCTGGAGTAGTTGGTAAAAGAGAAAGAGATGTTATAAGAAGTAGTAGGAATACTGAATCTATATTGCCAACACCTTTATTTAGTAGGGCAGCTACAGAAACAGACCCTCCATACATGGACTTTAATCGCACACAGATAAGTAATTTTAGTAGTAATAAAGTGGGTTTTAATGATGGAGTAGAAATACCTTTAACTCATGTTACAAGAATGCAAGTTGATGATTTTTTAAAACTTACCACAACTGGTAAAAATCAAATCAATGAAATAATAGAAGAAGGTCCATTATCTCGTGGCATTCGTCAGCAAGGTGCTGTATTTGACCCAGAAATAGCAGATGATGAAGCGACTGCTTCAACTTCTTCATTGCCAAGTTTATTGATTCAAGGAGATGGTCAAGTAGTTGCACATGAAGGTAGGCATAGAGTTGCATTAATAGGACAAGGAGGTGGTAGAACTATACCTGTATTTATACATTTCCCTCAAGGTAGAGTAGAACAAGATATACCTAATCCTAGTGGTCAAACTTTACAACAACAAGGCGTTACCTCTTTAAAAAATCAATTTCAAGAATTAGTAAGAGATAAGTATGATGATTTTGTAATAAATGAGTTTAATGATTTTATTGTTCCTATAAGTAAATTAGGAGCAATAGCACCTTTACATAGAGATAGTCCTCAGACTAATGAAAAATTAAATTATGCAGTAGAGGTTGCTACTCAGCCTGACACACTTGCACCTATTGGCAATATACCTTTATTCTCAATAGATGGTCAGGCTACTTTTCCAAGATTTAACAAAGAGGGTGACGAGTTAGCTAAAAGAATATCTGAAGCAGAATCAGATGTTTATACTGCTAGTAGCATATTACAACAAGAAGGTTCTTTAGTTTCTAATGCTACATATAAAAAGATGCGTGACAATTTGAATAGGGCAGAACAAAGATTAGCACAATTAAAAGCCTTACAAAAATCTAGTCCAAGATATATGCGTACTGGCGTAGCTCCAAAAGATATGTTATTTCCAGGTGAAATAGAAACTGCTTTAGTAAATACCTTTAAACAAACTAATGGCAATCCAACTGCTAAAGATTTTAAAGCAGTATTAAAAGCTTTTGCACCAAGGACTAAAAAAGACCATGACTTAGTTGATTATGCTGATTTAAAAGCCGACTTTAAAGAAGCTATGGAAAGTGGAATAGACCATCTTTGGTATGAAAAGTGGGGTGTTAATATTCCTAACTTAGTAGGTTCTGTAAACATGAACGAGTTTTCAGGCGTATTTGGTGTTACATCAGGACAAGCAACACCTGAAAAAAACTTAAAAGATACTTTGCGTACTATGATTATTGCAAGGCAGATTAACCCTGAAAATAATCCTAAAGAATTTGTAGCTGAACTTAAAAGATTTCGTGTAGGTAAGAATGACCCACAGCGTCATAAAGATATTTTAAAAATATATGAGACAGGAATCTTCCAAAGAGCAGGCACAGGACAAAAGACCGCCACCTATGCACTAGAAATTATGGAGTCTGCTAATAACAGTTTTACTCCCTTCTCTGTTATAGATAGGCACATGCTAAGAAAGTTTGGTATTGACGAAAAAGCAGCTACTCCACAAGAATATAGACTGGTTCAGGGTATTCTTGCTTTACTTGCCACAGACACTCACAATATTAATGGTGAACGTAGAAAATTTGATAACCCCAGACAGATACAAGCTGCATTGTGGGGTCATCAAAGATATGGAGGACCAACTAAAATTACTAATAAAGGTAGTTATCAGTCTTCAGTAAAATTTTCACAAAAAGAAATAAAAGAAATAAATGATATGATACAGGATGGGTCTTATTCTTTAGACACTTCTTTTTCAAATAAATTTATACACGCACCCAGATACAGAAGTAATACAAAGTCTAATGTCTTTGATACTAATTTAGGAAGAAACATGGTTGAGGCTATGTTGAATAAAGTTCCTGCAACCATCATAGAATTTAAGATGGGTACAGAAAGAGGATATCTACCTAAAAGATTAGAAAAGTCTTTGCCTTTTTCTACATTTAATAACTATCAAGACCAAGTATTAAAAAAATTAACAAGAGGTAATCAATTAAAATTTCTTGCTAATCTTGGAATACCACATGATATAACTAGGTCGGCAGGCACTTGGGACACTTACTTAAATCCAAATATATTAATTAAATATCCAGGTGTAGAACCAAGAACTATTAGGGCAGTAACTCAAGTAATGACAGATGCTTTAATGCAAGATGCTGCATATATATCTAGACCTGTATCAGGAGGTAAACTATCAACAGGTTTATTGGTAGAAAAATTAGACACTAGAAACTTTACTGTAGATGAACTACAAGAACTTAATGATGATTTTAGTGCCATACAAAGAGCAGGTCAGCCAGTAAGTTTTACCCTTGTGCCATCAAACAGAACAGGTCTTACATTACTAGACCCATTATCTTTTGTAGAAGGTTATGTTTACACCAAAGAAGATGTTAACAATTTTTTAGATACTATAGTTCCTGTTTTAAAAAATAGGGGTTATACTGTTAAGAGATATGCTAACGAATCAGAGTATATAGAATATGGCGAACAAAAGGATTACACCGCAGGAACTAGACAAGCTATTAGAGGATTACGGGATAGAGGAGGTCTCCTCGAATCATCCGATTTACAAAGAACCATCATCCGTGACCTTTATCTCCCAGCCTACGAAAGCTACAGACAGTTCGCAAAAGAAGTAGGCTTCGAGCCTAACCCAGTACCACCTTATTTACAGGAGAACTCTGCTCTTGCTGGAGAAGCTGACATCATAGATTATGATATAGCTGAAATACAAAGAGAAGCTGAAGTCAGGGCGGAATCCATGTCTGTCGGCAACATACCTAGATACAATGTTAATGCTAATCCTGTGGCGTTAAAGATTGCTTTTGATTTAGAAGCTAATCCTAATTTAGATATACCCCCCATACCAAGAAGATTTAATAGAGATGCTGCACCTGTGCCTCCAGAATATCAGGAGACTGTCAATAAGATAGGAGGAGTCAATCAACCAGCAGAGTCTTTCGCAGAGAGTATAGTAAAGGTTTCTGAATATCCTGACCTAATAGGAAAACTATTATCTAGAGCAAGAGTTAACTACATAGATAAATTAAGTGATGCTGAAAAAGGAACATTGCAGTCTGCGGAACTTAGTCCAATAGTTGCAGAGTTACAGAACCTTGCCGACACATCTGGCATTAAAGCTTTGCGTTTATCAGAAAGAGCTAGGGGTATACTTGCAGAAATGTTGATGAGAGGTGTTCCTGTATTTAGCAGCTTAGATAACATTAATTTATCTCCAGAACTTAGAGCATATATAGAAAAACAAGATGACATAACCTATGGTGTAACAAGTGTAGAAGACTTTGAACATGGCGGTATCATACAAATATTTGCACCTTTGTATGAGAATCCTAATGTAAACCTTGAACAGTTATTTAAGATATACGCTATAGCACAAAGAGGAACAAGACTAAACAAAGAAGGTAAAGAGACTCCTGTTGATGAAGATACCATAGCAAAAGCTGAAAAAATTAAAGAAGACTATCATGTTGTAAAACAAGTCTATGACCAGTTCCAACAATTCAATAATAAAGTTATTGATTACGCTGTAGACGCAGGAATATTATCCTTAGTTAGAACTAACGGGGAGCTTATACAAGATATTGTTTCTAGGTCTGATATCAAAACAAGCGAACTTCAAGATTTAGAATATGACCAGTTAATAGTTTTAGCTAAAGAGTTAAATCTAAATTTAGATGCAGACAATCAAATAGAAACTAGGGGCACAGCACAAATATGGAAAGATAACTCTGACTACTATCCTTTCTATAGACAAATGTCTGATGAGTCTATTGGCGGTCCGAGAATAGCTTCTGGGTTTGTAGCAGGCAATCCATTAAATATTAAACTGAAAGGCAGCGAAGCTGCGATTGAGCCAGCACCATTAGAGGCTATCACTAATAATTTATTAGCTATCGTTACAGCTTCTATGAAGAATGATGGTTTAAGAAAAATGATGCGTGAGCATCAAGAATCAGGCTTGGCAACAATACTAGACAAACCTGAGTCTGGAGCAGATGTAATAACAGTATTTTTAAATGGACAAAAAACTTATTACAGAGTGGCAGACCCATTAATGATTAATGGACTCGAAGCCATAGGCATGAATGACACAGGCGAGCTAATGAAATATCTGGCTATGCCAGCCAGCTTCTTACGAGAGATGGTAACGAGAGACCCTGGATTTATGTTAGTCAACGTATTCAGAGATACCCTGTCCTCTTATGTAACTTCAGGTGCTAACTACAAACCATTCATAGACCAGATTAAAGCGATAAATGCAGATTTATCTGAACTTAAAAGATTCGGTATTCTAGGTGGTTATGATTATTCTAATGACCCCATGTCAATAGATTCTTACATTAAGAAAGAACTCAAGAAGATGGGTGTAGGAGAGAATGGTTCTTATGATGCTGCAACGGCTTTCACTAAATTATGGGATTATTTAGGTCAGGCAACGACTAGGTCAGATGCTTTAACAAGAAAGGCTGTAGCAGATAAAGTATTTGAATTGACAGGCAGTCAGGCAGAAGCAGCTTATCAAGCTCTTGAAGTAATAAATTTTGGAAGGCGTGGTGCTAGTCCTGTTTTCAGAATCATAACGGCAGCGATACCATTTTTAAATGCAAGGCTACAAGGTCTTGATGTTCTCTACAGGGCACATACAGGTAGGTATTCCGCAGTAAGAGTTGAGGGCGAGACCAGAGAAGATGTTGCATTGAATACAGCGTTAGCAACCTTGGGAAGGGGTGGTCTATTAGCACTATTGACTGGTCTATATTATGCCTTGGTAAGTGATGATGAAGAGTACACCAATGCCAACAGGAATGTAAGGGATGATAATTGGATAATACCTCTGGCAGAAGGTATACCAGCACTTAAACTTCCTATACCTTTTGAGGTTGGAGTTCTTTACAAGGTTATACCTGAGAGGGTAATAGACACCGCTTTGGGTGGTGACATCAATGAAACTTACAAAACCCTACAAAGACAAGCGATAACCACATTGAAAGTAGACCCACTAGGGTTTCAGGTAGTCAAACCTATCATGGAGGTAATCAATAATAGAAGTTCTTATACAGGCGAAGCGATAGTACCCTACTATATGGAGAAAGGTTTAGAAGCTGGTTTGCAATCTAGATATTCTACCAATGAGTTAGCCAGAGTTATCGGTGAATCACTAAATATTTCTCCAATCAAATTGGAATACATTATGAGCGGTTATGGTGGAACTATCGGTGGATATATTTTAGGCTTGGCAGATGCAACAACAAGGGCAGTAACTGACAGAGATTACATAACACCAAGAATAGACAAAGCACCTTTCTTAAAAAGATTCTTACAGACAGAATTAGGCGGAGGATTGCAACAACAATTCTATGAACTAAGAGAAGAAAGCGACAGGTTTCAACAGACTGTGAATGCTCTCAAGAGGGATGGTAGGTTTGACGAACTGCAAGCTTACATAAAGAACAAATCAGGTTTAGCTAGAACAAGACCACAACTGCTGGCTCTTGAACGATACATGACACATTGGAGGAAGCAAAGGGATAGAGTGCTTTACTCTAAGTTAATCACACCTGAACAAAAGAAAGAAATTATAGAAGACATGGAAGTACAAAGGGATATAAGACTAGCCTTTGTTCCTGAGTTACGAGAACAATCGGATATACCTTTTTTCTCTCTAGATATTTAAACTATTGACTCGTAGACTGCTATATCCTTTTCTTCTTTCAAAGGTTTAAGTTTAAAAAATCCTTCGTATTCAGGGAACTGTGCATGAAATAATCTAGCATAGAAGCAGATGTAGTCGTTACTTATCTTAAAGTCTCCACCGCTTGTTTCTATCTCAGCGTTCCACCTTATCCTATTTATGATTGCCCAATGCGAGTAGTTTTTTCTACCGCTTCTGATTGCATCAAAGGTGTACAGTTTAAACTTGTCATAGACCTGTGGATTATTCTTGTGCCACTCCCACCACTTCATCTTTCTTTCTTGCAACTCTTTTTTCTTTTGCTCAATTATTATCTCAGCCGAATTCATTTCATCTCCAGAAAACTATATACCAGTAAATATTTTTATTTTGCAACGTCATGGTTTGTCGTCAAGTATATCAAGCACTTTTTCCAATAACTGTTCTTCTGTTCCATACGCATCTATAAATCTTTTCTTGTAAGGATGTCTGCTTATAGGCTCTCTGTCGCTACCCATTCGGTGATGCTCAAAACAAAGGGGTAACACTTGGAAGTGACACCCCTCTTTAGTTTTGCCATTGATATGATGTATCTCGCTAGGAACTCCATAAAACCCCTGTAAGCGACAAACTATACAACCTATTCGGCTGACTTTATCCATGTGCCTTTTCTCTTTAGCAGTCGGATTCCTTCCCTTCACTTTCTTGTATGAGTTCGTACTCTACAGTTTCTGTAGGTGATGGTTTACATGGGGTTATCAACCTCCAAAAAGCTTTATTGCAAGCTTCCTCATAAGACTCAGCTTCTATAAAGTCGTAACGTACTTTCTTTTCTTCAACCCTAATTTGATAGACCTTCATGCCCCATACCGCTTGCGTTCTTCTCTAGCGTTGACTGTCTTAGTCTGCCACTCTTGGAAGCCAACCTTCAAAGCATCTATCTTGACCTTTGTGCTGTCAACTAAACTCTCAGCAACACCCACATTCAATCTAGCTTGAAACACTACCTCGGTATTATCTGCATAAATTTCTTGCGATACCGCAGTCTTGTGACCCTCTGCTAATGCTTTAAGTTTGGTCTGTGCGATTGTCTTCTTTAACTCTGCTTTCGCTTCGTGTGTATTTCTGACCGCAGTTTCTAAAGCATCAGCTAGATTTCTAATCCTATCAAACCAGCTTTCGTTTACCTCGTCACTCATATCCAACACTTGTAACCTGTGCAGTCTTTCTTAGTGTCACCGCAATGTTCACAATACTTTTCCATATACAAGGCTTCATCACCTTTGTATTTTTTTTGCCACTTTGCGTAGGCACGCTTAATAAAATCGTCTGACATTATCCCTCCTAATTTTCTACTTCTAAAATTACATTGTCGTTTACCAGCTTGAAAACAACAACATCACCCACTTGTGCGTATTTCTTAATATCCTTAATGGATATCCTCCTATCACCCCTAGCGTTCTTAGTTCGATAACATCTAACTACTGTAACCAAATCATTAGCAGTAGGTTTTTGTTTCTTAAACTCTGCTACGAAGTGATGGGAGTCACCACTAGCCATATCATCAAAAACCACACCCACATTTTTGACAAACTCTCTGACACTATTATTAGCATCAATGATATGTTTGTCTAACATGGTCTTTGTTAACTTTATCCTAGCTTCCATGACAAGCTTCAAAAAGGAATCCCATCATCATCAGGAAGGTCTTCAATCTCAACATCCTCGACAGGCTTTTGCTTTCTTTCAAACTCTTCTATAGAAGTGTATCTATGAACCTTTGAAGGGTTAGCTTTTTCAGGTCTTTCCCATTGAGCAATTTGTATCTCAACTTTGTCTCCCTTCTTAGCAGTATCAACCAAAGCTTTTAGAAACTTCTTTTCTACCTCGATTATGCCTGTATGAGAAGGATGATTTTCGGCAGTCTTGTTTCGGTTAAGAAAAACTGTACCGCCTATCTTAGGTTTATCTTCGTAATTTTTACTCATTGTCTTCTCCTTTTATTTCTTTGAGTTTATTTTCTTTAGTTTCAGCTAAGATTTCTTTTTTCCTAGCTACCAATTTGTTGACCAAGTCATCATAGACACCCTTCAACTTAGGTATGCTTCTTAAAGAAAGTAACTTAGACTGATTTTCTATTTTCCACCTACCTATTTCTTCTTCAGACTTTCCATCTATCCAATCCATAGCTTCGTCTTTGAAAGCTTTAAGTTCTTCTTCGGTATAAGTGACAGTCAAATCTTCCACCTGCGACTCTGCGTTTTCAGAATATTTACTGGTCTCAGTTTTATTCTCAGTCACAGCCATATCCCAATCTTCCTCGGCTTGGTTTCCATCATCATCATTACCTGTGGGTAATCCACAAGCAGTCTGCAAACTATAGCGTTTTGCGTATGAAAGCGAACTACCATATCCTTGAGGTGTCTTTTTGTCTGCGATAACATAAACCTTACCACCTTTGACAACTGCACCATGTCCATGAAACTCAGTCTCAACACATTGTCCATTGTCGGCTAAGTAAACCTTTTGCAAAAAGAAAATACCATTATCATTCAATGGTTTCTTTACTGCTCTTATTACTTCGTCTAAAGGTGCATATTCACTATTAAAATGTGGATTCTTACCTGTTGCTAATCCATGAGTCATTTCAGATTGTGCTTTGACTAAAGCATCTATTAGTTCTTTCATTAGCTTATCTCCTCAATAATATAATCATCAAGCGTTTCTTCTTGCATAAAACCATCATCTTCTCTAATAAGTTTATTACCCTCTTCTAGCCAAGCATCTAAATCATCTGTAGTTCCTTGATATACTATGCCAACTTCGGGATATCCCCATTGGCTATAATCAAAGTAAATTTTATATTTTGGTTTATTCATTATTCACCCACCTCACTAGGGTCATAGTTTTTAGTTAATTTCCAATATGTTAATAAAGCATTAAACATATCAATGTGTTTGGAATGAGAAGCTTCATCCCATTGATGACAGGCAATAAGTCCTGTCTCCTTTCTATCTACAAAGATAGAAACTCTTTTGGCTTTATCAAACCCACACCCTTGAGCGTAGGCTGACAGTTGCATACCATGTTCATCAAATACCAATCTCTTTGGGTCTTTACCCTGTAACCCATCTTTGGTTTTAAAATCTATGAATATTCCATTCTTAGAATACAAATCAATCTTTCCTCCATAGCCTTCTTTTGCACAGAAGGAATCTTCTGCTATCCATTTTTCATTAGGGTAATGTTCATCTAGCCATTCTCTAATTGCTAAATAACTGTCTGAAGGTTTGCCTGACTGAAAGCCTTCTTCTATGTTGTGGTGAATCTCTGAGCCTCGGTCTGCTGATAGTCTGCCTACTATTTGAGAATGTTCTCTGACTCTTGCTACATACTCTTCTATGGTTTCGTCAACATCCATTTCGGTTAGGATTGCAGACTCTATCGCCTGAGTAATCTTCCACCTTTCTAAAGCTGGCTTGTGAGCAACACCCATAATCCCTGTAACAGATGGCACTAAGTTTAGTTTTCTAGCATCAGCTAATGTGGTTGGTCTCTCTTTACCATTAGCACCAATGATTGTATACATGGGTTCACCTTCTTGTGAGTACCAATGACCTGACTCAGCCGTGTGTTTATCAAAATATTTACCAGTATTATTTTTTACTTCACTCACTTTGTTCTCCAAATACCAATAGCTTTGTCCATCTGCCTGACAGAAAAATCTTTGTTAGGGTTCTTGTGTTTAAATCTCAAAACAAAGTTCCTTATTGTTTTGTGTTCTTTAGCTACTTGAGTTTTTGACATAGGTACTTCTATCATGTCGTTTACTTCCATAGTCTCAAGGGGTATGTCGTACTTCCTTGGCTTACCTCTGTGTTTAGGTAAAGGTACACCCTTCTTAATTTCAAACTCCATCTTTTTACTTTACTCCCTTTCTGTCTAACTTTTTGGCTAACCTTCTAAAGTTTCTGCTTTGCATCCAAATATCTTGGTTATGTTTATCTAGGTCTATACTTGGGTTTGCACACAACTTTCTAAGTTCTATCATTTTTTTTTCTACATGCTTTCTATTATTTTTTGCTTTCATGCTCTCTCCTTTTAATTTAGTTTAGTTGTAGGGGTTATCGCATCTTTGTGAAGTTCTAAGAAACCTCTTATGCCTTCATCATTTATAAAGAAGTCCATATCAAGATAGGTACTCCAGCCTTTGCCTGATTCTGACTCCCATTGTTTGTAAAATTCTTTTGCGGATTCACTACTGTCAAATACCTTGAGGTACGTTACCACACCTTTGCCTGTGTCTTCGTAACAGACGACACATGACTTACCTCTGTAAAAGCTTACGTCTTCGTCTGACCACCATGCCATTATTTGTCCTCCAAGAATAAGAGTTCTTTTTCCTCTTTAGTTCCATAATGCCAAATGTATTTGCACAGTCTAGTTAACATTCCCATAGGGGATATGAGTGTGCCATCAGGATAGGGTTGTAGCCTTCTTAAATCTTGTATCGTAAGGTCACCTCTAGGGTCTGTGACTTTATCCCTCCACAAGTCTAAGGCTTGGCTTGTTAAAATTTTATTGTTCTTGCTAATGCCTTGACTCACTACCTTTGGGTCAACGACTAAAGTTCCCTTCAATGCTATACCCATTATCTCTAAATCTCCATGCCTGTAAAAATCGTAGCGACTCCAATTTTGGCTTGTAATTTTTTTATAATCATCTTCACTCACATGGCTTCTTGTTCTGTTCTTTTCTGTTTTGAGACTGCTAGGATTTACGTTGCGTTTAAATATGTCTTCCATATTTTGAGTATGCACTTTCAAAGCTTGCTCAAGTGTCATATATCTAGTGTCGCCTATTGCACACTTGATAATATTCTCTTGTACTTTTTTGTTTTTCGCCCTTGTGTAGTAAGTATTAGACTCAGCGTTTTGTCTTACAGAAAAACCAGCGTTATTAGAACAATGCACCCATTGTTCTTTTACTCTAACTCTGCCATCAGAATAAGTAACCCTTTCAGTAGCAAATGGTAGTTCGTTTACAAAGTCCTGAGTCAAAGGTACTTTTTCTCTGAACCTAATTTTTTTAGATTCTTCGTTTAAACCTACCGCATGTCCTGATGATTTAACTTCAGGTATAACTATTGTTTCACGTGGAACATCTAGTATGCTCTCACTATGTACTATCTGTCCTTGGGTTTCTTGGATAGCCACCTCAAGTTCTTTAGCTTGCCTTAATAGTTCATTTCTTCTTGCTTCCATTTCTTTGGTCGCACCTACCAGCAAATCTTTCTTATGCTTAACATGATGCTCTAATACATTTCTTACGAGCAAAGATTTATTAACCCCAAACTCTCTGTGTACCTCTGCCAACATCTCCCATAGTGTGTCACCCACTTGCAAGGTAACGTGCTTTTCGTTTTTATTATTCATATATTGTCCAAAATTTATCAATCACTTGCACACACTATAGCACATAAAATACAAAGATGGTCAAGTGATGTTAAAAAAAATTCATAATGATGTTATAGCGAAGAGTTGTAATTTAATCCAGCTTGAATTATTATCACACCATGAAAGAATTTATTGGGCAAAAAGAATTAGACAAATCAATTCTCAAACAAGCGATACGAGACATAGCTTCTAAAAATGATTTACTAATTAGGGATGCAGTAGATTTTTTTACTTCAGAAGATTTTAACGACCTTTGTAATAGATTGGGCATTCAAGAAGATGCCACGCTAGACTCCATAAAAAACTTAATTAGTTATCCTGTGCTACCTAAGAAAAGGTTAGCGGAGGAAATGGCACGTCTGTTAAATGACTTCTGATAGGGATTAACTAATCTAGAAGTTATCTAGATAGTTGTGAAGATAGTTAGATGCTAACTAGCTAGTAACTAGATAGTAGTATAACAATATTAGGAGGTTAAAAAGTGGATGTCAACAAAGAGGTAGAAGACTCTACCTACTCACTACCACATGGACAACATAAAATCGTTTGTCCTATGTGCAAGAACGAAAGAAAAAACAAAAGGGATAAAGCACTCTCAGTCAACATTGACAACGAGAGAATAATTTATAACTGCCATCATTGTGGTGGCAAGGGAGTAATTCACAAGAGGAGAAGTTTTAAAATGGAAGTTGTAAAGAAGGAAGAGAAAAAGGCAGTTGAAATACCTGACACAAAACAAGACGAGGAATCTATAGCTTGGTTAGAGGGCAGAGGTATAAGCAAGCAAACTGCAAGCGACTGTGGAGTTGTACTGGGTAAGAAGAAATATAAACCAGTCATAGGTTTTACCTATCCTGACGAGAGGGGGGGTATAGAAGCAATCAAGTATCGAAGTGCAAATGGAGAGAAGATTTTTTGGTGGGAGGGTAGTTGCAATAAACTTTGGGGAGAACAAACAGTCAACGAAGATTTGCCCACAGTTGAAAACACTATAGTAATTACAGAAGGAGAGTTAGACCAATTAAGTATCAAAGAAGCTTTTAAAGATAGTTTCAATATCGCCTGTTACTCTGTGCCTTCAGGTGCACCAGCTAAAATTAATAAGGGAAAGATTGACCCAAGCGAGGACAATCGGTTTAAGTTTTTGTGGAATGATAAAAAGAAGTTTGAGGATGTAGACAGGATAATCTTAGCAGTAGACTCAGACGATTCAGGCGAAGCTTTGGCACATGAATTGTCTAGAAGATTAGACATAGCAAGATGTTATCGGATGGATTACAAGGGATGTAAAGATGCAAATGAATTGTTGCTTGGTGAGGGTGCTGATGTTTTGAGAGAGCAAGTATTAAATGCAGAGCCTATACCTTTACATGGTCTCAATTCCATTGACCATTACATAGAAGAGTTTCAAAGTCTTTATGACCAAGGCAAACCAAAGGGTGTGTCAACAGGCTACAAAAGTGTAGACAAACTTTTTACTCCAAGCACAGGTAACTTGATGGTGGTTTCAGGATATCCCAACGAAGGCAAGTCTGCTTTTGTAAATCAGTTGGTTGTCAATCTAGGAAAAACTTATGGATGGAAAACTTGTTTCTGTTCTTTTGAATTACCGCCTTCAGTTCACTCTGCTCTTTTGTCTCAAGTAATTACAGGCAAACCTTTCTTCATGGGTAACAATGCAAGGATGTCACAAACGGAAAAGTCACAGGCTGAATCTTGGATAAGGGAACACATAGTCTTTCAAGACTATATGGGTGGTGAGCCAGCAACGATAGATGCCATACTTGAAAAAGCATCCTCTTCAGTTATGCGAAGTGGGGTTAGAGTTTTGGTTATAGACCCTTACAATTTTATACAGGTAGACAAACAGACAGGAAAAGAAACAGATATGATTAGCGATATGCTGACCAAGGTTCAGCAGTTCTCAAAAAGATTTGATGTCCTAACTATTTTTGTTGCCCATCCTATGAAACCTTTCAGCAAAGATGGAAAGAAAAGTGTTGTATCAGGCACAGACATAGCTGGAAGCATGGCATGGTTCAGTAAGTCTGACATTGGTGTCACAGTTTCTAGAGGTGACTTAGGTGCAGAGATACATTGTTGGAAATGTAGATTTGGATGGAATGGAAGTTTAGGTACTGCTATACTTTCTTTTAATCCTGTCAATGGGAGATACGAAGAGGTACAGAAACTTGAAGACGATTACGATTGGGAGTTCTAAGTCTTACAAAGTCAATGACGTTGGCAGTCCGCACTTGCACAAGCATAACAAGATAGGTCTAACACAAGTCAACAAAACTACCGCAAGAGCAATAGTCTATGACCAGCATGTTATAGACAGGCTTTATCTTGAAGACTATATCAACGAACAACAACACGCAGTCTGTGATAAATACTTAGGGGTGATTGGAAAAAGTGGTGCGTTTGTGAGTAGCTCAAGTTCTGAGCTAGATAAAATATTTACTGGTCAATATTCTGACAAGCCTCCACGCTCGGTGTTACTAAGTTCGGTTCAGAAACTTTTATACAACAGATGTGGTAGGGAGATAGAAAAAGAGTTTTGGAAGATTATGTGTAACAACCCAAAGAAAGTCACAGAAAAAGAAATAGCGGTAGTAATAATTAGTAGTAAAGCTTTGCAAGACTTTTGGTTTATCGGTCTTCAAACACCTGTGACTTTGTTTCAGCAAGCTTTGACAAACCCACTTTAATCTCAGGTTCGTGCATAGATTTCTCAAACTGCTTTGATAGTTCTATAGCTTCTTTAGTTTCCTGTTCCTCTGCATCATCTAAACTAACATTTAATCTCTCGGCTTCGCCATGTATTAAAGTTATTACCTGTGCGTTCCTTGAAAGGTTAGGTAACTTTCTTTTTCTTATAGCATCTAATAAGTCGCTGGTTTCTTTAGTACATCTAATGTAAATCGTCTTTTCTTCGCTCATGGTTGTCTTCGTATATTATTTCAGGGGTCTCTAAAACTTCTGCAACTGCGACACTATCTCTGCCAACTTGAAAGAACCTGTTGTCCTGTAAAGTTTCAATGGCATTAGCCAGCGAATGCTCGTTGGCTAGTAGTAAAGGATTATCTAGTAAAGTGATAGCATAAGTCATTGCATCAAGGTCATTATCAAACAACCAAACGTAGTGCTTCCACTCACCAATCGAATTGTACTTATCACTAATATCCAAGACATAAGTGTGTCTTATAACTGCAAACATTCAATAAAGTATAAAGCATTTTGATAGCAAAGTGCATAAAAAAAGGGTAGGTAATTTGGATGACCTACCCTTCCTTTATTAACCATTAACCTAGGAGGTTTATGCTGAGTTCAATACTATACTGCTTGCATTTTGATGTCAATAATTGTAATCAAAAAAATCTAAGTTGGTGTTAATTTACCTGACCAGACTAACAGTTAACCAGTAAATATTTTTTTTTATGTTACTGGGGAAAACTAAAGCACGTTAGTAACTACTATCACGCACACGCTGTTCAAAAAATATACCAGTAAATATTTTATTTTTTCACACCGAAGTGGAAGAGATTTTCACTAATTTGAGACCAAAAAAAAAGGCGGTAACTACCGAAGTAGCTACCGCCTTTAATTTATTTATCTTCCTATCTATCCTCCCTTAGTTCAACTTTATTATTGACAAGCTTGAAAGCAAGTCTCCTCGCTCTAGTCTTTTCTATAGACTCCTGAGATTCCAACCTTTCAGGGTAGAGTTTATCCAACCATTTTTCTACTATGAAAATGTTTTCATTGTAGAAACTTAACAAGTCAAACATCTCAGCTATTTTGAGATTATCTCCTTGCATGTCTTCAATCCTCGTGCCTATGATTTGAGTATAGATATTAGAGTTAATGTCTATGAGAGCCTTGGCAGACTCTTCAAGAATTTCTTTTTCACTTTTCATTTGCTCACCCTATCTACTTCTACAGAAAACCTTCCGATATGTTTTTTAACAATAGCAAGGCATCTATCTCTTTCCTCTTCATCAAACTTTTCATCACTTTCATTCCGAGTTTTACCTTGGTCTATCAGCGAACAAAGAGCATCACATAAATGATATTCAGTTAGAGAGTTGTATTCACAGTCTAAGAGTTCAAAAGTTATTTTGTACTCAACCTTTTTATTACTCATCCTCACCCCCTTCTAAATGAATAGTCTGTCCTACTTGAGACAGGCTAAACGTATTATCTTCATTGAGTTTAAGTCTGTAAGTAAAACCATCGTTTTCCTTTTCAAAATAAACAAAAGTAAGATTTTCTATAGCTTCTGCTACTTGCTTAAACCACTCTTCCCCATCAACATGATTGAGTACAGGTGATATAGGCATTGAAACAGTATCAAGTTGTTTCATTGAAACAGTATCAAACTGCCTGTAAACACTATGCACAAGCTTGCTTGCTAATTGCTCGCCTGTTGCTTGTACATAGAGTTTATTTATTTTATTAAATGCTTTCATACATTTCTCCATTGGTTAATAAACTAATTTCGGCACTTTTGTGCCATCATCAGGGAAAACACACATTTTCCGATTAGTTTTGAGAAAAACGACCTCCATATTTGAGCGTAGAGCAACGAACAGGAAGCAAGTTAACCTCGTATATGTCCGAAATTAACTTGCCCTGTATCGCTCTCTAATTAGCTGAAGTTCCTAACATCAACCTCAACTACGTCACCGAAAGGCATTTCAGAGGATTTTGCCTGATACTCGTTGGTGATTGCCCAAATAACAGGAACATTGGGTTCAACCTCAGGTGAGACCATGCCCCATCCATCAGTAAAGTAGATGAATGCACAAACATCATCAACATCATCTGAATGCTCATTGAAGAGATTGAAGGGAGGGTCAAAGGCAGTTCCACCTCCACCCCTCATTTCCAGTTCAATCTCGTCACCATTGGCTAGGTCAAAGACATCCCAAAATTCTCCATGCTCGTTAGAATTGATTGTCGTATCGCAGTAACAAACATGAACCCTTTCAAGATTAAGAGACCTCACTATCTCGTCTATCTCAACTGCATAAATGTTCAGTTCATGCTGAGAGATAGAACCACTAGTGTCTATCGCTATTGCTATCGCACCACCGCTAGGGTCTTTGATATTGCTAGGCAGATAAACACCTCTGTGAAAATGTCTCCTGTTAGGTCTTGCCCAAGATTGGTCTCTGCTGATAGACATATCTAACATATCTCTCAGCACTTCTCTCCAATCGCTGGTTTGACCTTTGACCTTTTCAACTGCACCTCTAAGGGAAGATGTTCCACCAAGGCTAGACATCTTGTCAGCCATGAACAACTTAGACCTTATGTTGTCAGCTATCTCGGTAATTTTTGCGGAGTCAAGTTCGTTACCTTGCTCGTCTGTTGGCTTGATAATCTCACCAACAAGGTCAGGCAAAGCATCAAACTTATCCACACTAGTTCCGCCACCATCAGAATATTTACCAGTCTCAGTTTCTTCACCCTCTTCAGAGTCTTCACCTTGACCGCCCTCACCCTCGTCAGAGTCCTCTTCTTCTTCAGAGTCATTAGGCTGGTTATCTGATTCTTGTTGTTGCCTTTGTTGTTCAGCAACATCATTAGCATCTTCCAACGCTTGCTGAAAAGCTTCATCATCTGTGCTTAACACTCGATAAATTTCTTCAGCAGTCATGTTGTGGTATTCATAATTCCACAGTCCACCCTCAGGCAGTCTGTAATGTAGTTCGTACCACAAATAGTTATTGATGGCATAATCACAAGCAACATTCCAAAGCTTGTGATTCCTGTTACCGAACCTCAAAGGATGTTCAAACACAACATGCAAAGCTTCATGTATCAACACCGCTTCAACTCCCTCGTCAGAAGTCTTAGCAACGAAGTCAGCATTCCACTTTATCTGTGTGCCATCTGTAGCCATTGTCTGTATGTCAGTAGACTCAACCAAAGGCAAGTTCAGTAGCATAGAAGCAATGCCGATATCTTTAGACATCAGCCTTGCTCTAGCCTTAATAACTTTTTGCTCTAGGTAATTGTCAAACAATTCTTGTGAAGTGTTTTTCTTCAAGATAGGTTCAACTTCAGTTTTTGCACATTCTTCACAAAAACCCCAAGCACCGCCTAAATTAATTTGGGCATTACATTTAACACAATTATCTTGAGTCATCATTACCTCCAAGCTTACCTAAGATACCATCCTTGATGGGGTCTATAGCCTGTGTTAAATCTTCAGCTACAGATTTTCTCTTAGTCTCTTCTAACTCGCCATCACCTCTCAGGCTTGATACGTCATTGATTTTTGCTAACGCACCAACCAACTCAGCATGTGACTGATTAATGAAAGGGTCGTTCCCCAAGATATCAGCATTGATAGAAGGCAGAACGTCTAACGCTTGCCTTAACTTATCGAAGCTTGAGTCTTTAAAGAAGACCTTGTCCGAGTCATAGTTATTTAATTTGTCCGCAATATGCTCGACCTGTTCTACCAAAGCTTCAACAGTAGTCTGAAAAACATTAGCAACATTTTTTCTGATTCTGCTTTCAGTAGCTTCTTCAATTTTTCTTTGAACACTAGCAGAGACATTAAGTCTAATGTCTCTAGAGTTACCTGTATCAGGAATAACCTGTGGCTCAATATCAAATTTGAATTTAGAACGTATGTCCTCAACGTGGGGATAATCGTCAGGGTCATAAGCTTCACCGAGGTGTAACTTAGCATCCTCAACTAACTGTGGGTACTCGTCACAGAACGCATCAACCTCTTTATAAAATTCAGTCTTTGCATCCTCTAAAGCTTGCCACACTCTATCAAATTCCCTGTTAGGACAAAGTCTCCAACCGCTTACAACCTTTCCATCACCATCAGACGTATTGTCATCCCAAGGCAAAGTCAAAGGATAGTAAACATTGTTGCGTACTTGATTAATTATTCTCCTAAAATACTTGTTGGCATTCTTGCCGACCAAGTGTTTAGAAACGTGAAGAGAGTCCGACTCAGCATTCTTATCGTCTGCTAAATCTACTCTCAGTCTTTTGTCTGCTTTTATGCCACTCCAAAACTTCGTAGTTAAACGAATTAGCATGGCATTCTGCGACAAAGTAGTAGTAGTATTTTCTGTCATAAAAACCTCCTAAACAAAATATATACTAGTTAATAATTATATTTCACTCTGCCCACTAGTGTGTTGCAGTTACCTGTGGTATTTGCAATACAGCAGTAGGTTCGTGAAACCCTAACACCCTTGTCACAGGGTTAGGTCGTCACCGATACCTAGTTTAATGTTTCGTCTGAATCTCACAGAACTCCTCAGAGGGTTAGTACTCCAAATCCCTATTCGCCAACTTGAAGGCTGAATAAGAATCGGTGTCAATGAGTTCGCTTCTCTTCTCTGTGCATTGTCTAACAAAGAAGATAGAAAACTCAGGTGTTGGGTAGCACTCTTTGAAGAAGTCCAAAGCATTCTCAAAGTAAGTGAAAACTTTCTTATCGTTTGCATTTGTCACAACGTCAATCAATGCAGTAGCAGTAGCAAAACAAAGTCCAACATCTTCTATAGTCTGCTTACATCTTCCCTCAACTATTTCAGTCAAGTTCGGTATGTCGTTCATTAGCAGTAAGAAGTTCTTAAACTCAATCGCTTGCACTTCACCCACAAAGCTTTTGACTAGTTCCTGTATGATTGATTCATCAGGATTAGTCTTCAGCACGTCACTCAGATTAGTCCAAGTTCTAGGGGAAGGCTGAGAACCCAACTCTTTAGAATCGAAGTCATTCAACGCTTGTGGCTGGTAGTTAAGGTAACCCATAACTCTTGAGTCAACACCATGTGATGTTGCCCACTTTGACCAATCGTTGAAGTCATGTTCAAACTCTATCAAAGACACCCTACCCACAACATGAGAAGGTATCTTGTTAGAAGACGCTCTGTCGCTTGACCTGTTACCAGCACAAACAACTTTCCATCCCTCAGGCAGAACATATTCACCAAGTCTTTTCTCCTTGATTAATTGTCCAGCCAAAGTCTGAACGCTGGGGTGAGCCTGTGCAAATTCATCCAAGAACAAAAGACCTTCACCTTTTGTTGGAAGATTACCAAGGAACGCTCGCTTCTGATTATTGTCCTTATCAAGATAGGGCAGACCTCCAAGGTCTACCGACTCAAGCAAAGACAATCTAAAATCTATGAACCCAAACTCCTTTGAGTTAGGTGCGAGATTATCTACAGATAGCTTTCTGTTCCCAGCAAGTTCATTTGCTATATCAAGAACAACTGCCGACTTACCGACACCTGTTCCACCCAATAGGAAAGGAGTTATCCCCCCTTCCAAAGTTTTAAGAGCAATCGCTCTAGCTATTGATGGTTTCATATTACCTCCTAGAAATCATCAGTTAATGTTGCTTGCACCATGCAAGCACCTAGAAGAACCTTGTTACAGGCACGACTATGAATCGTTTTAATCTTTTCGCTAGAATTTCACTAGCACGTCAGTAGGCTTATTGAGTTCTCCACTTTTCGTTTTGCTCTCTGATTATCTTTTTCCATAATCTTTCGTTTCTTTTGTGTCTTATGGTACTTGCTCTCACATAGTCTTTGAATTCATCAAAATCAATACTAAGTGATTTAAGTAATGGTAAATCAGATAGTTCTACTTCTATATCTCTATCTACATAAAGTTGAGTTAAAGCTTCATAAGTTTTTCTTGTTGCTTTCATAATTCCTCCTAAGAATTAATTAGTTAATTTACTGTTTCGCCCTAACAGGCATCATCAGAACAGGCACACACCTGTTGACAGTCAGGGGAAACTTTTTAGGTCTCCCCCGCATTGGTTAAAATTTAAACACTTAGCTGAAATTTATTGATGATGCTATCCCAAATTTCAATGGCTTCATCTGTTTTCATCCATTCGCCATTTTCCTTTTGTATCATTTGTGGAGAAAAATCACTCACCATCAAATCTAAAGCAGATAATATGAAATCTTTTTCTACTTCTGTAAGTCTGCTTTCCTTTTCTCTGAGCCTTCTTAATCTAGCCTTAATTAATTTTTTAGCATGGTCTAAATTTCTAGCTTGAATTTGAGTTCCAGCTAGTTTCCCTTTTGTTACGTTAAATGTTTGCATAATTCCTCCTAAAGAATTAATTGGTTAATAATTCAACTGTTTCTGCTTTCGCTTCATTCAGGCTGGACACACATCCAGCGACAGTAGGAGGTACTGTCAGTTAGTTTTTACTCTTCCCTAGACTCTAATCATTCAGCCGAAGCTTACTGTGATTATCCTCATGTACTTAATCGACTTTATGGTTCGCCTGACTAAGCATCCCTCAAGTAACCCAACGCTACTTTCACAGGGAGGGGAATTTCATCCCATCAAAGACTTGCAATAACTGTCACTTATTGTTCGTCACCTACGCCCATTTTTTCTGTTCTCGTCTCGTTCACATGAACCCTAGCTTTATATTTCACTAGGAGGGGGAGTCATCACGACTGCGTTCCATGTGGTACATATTAGCATCCCTATCCTCATTTGCAACTACATTCTTATCTACATAAGTGAAAGCATCTTGCGAGCGTTCCCATAGAACCTGTGACGAGTTAATATTCCTCCTATGGATGAGACAAAAAAACCGCAACTAGAGATAGTAAAAAAGAAGGACCAACTGACCATAAAACAGAGAGCCTTTGTTGATGAAATAATCAAGGGCAAGTTGGGTAGCTACAAGGAAGCGTATGCGAAGGTATATGACGTAGCCTTAACCAAGGAAGGCAAGATACCGAAATGGGTAGAGGTTGAAGCAAGTAAGCTTGTGGCGAACCCTAAGATAGCACTAAGCATACAGAAGGCTATCGAGAGGAAGGAGACCTCGGCAGTTGCTTCTAACCTACGAATAAAGAATTATGTTTTGGAACGACTATACAAAGAGAGTCAGGAAGCAAGTTCAGATTCTAGCAGAGTGCAAGCATTACATTTGTTAGGAAAGACTGTTGCTCTGTTCTCGGATGTAGTAGAGACAAAAGAAGCACGAACCACAGACCAAATAGAAGAGGAGATAGAGGAAAGGATATTGGCACTTCTAGAAGAGGATAATCAGTAACCGACCAGCACACCCACAGACGCACCCACGCATGCGACCCAAACAGAGGTGCATGTGCATGTGCGTGAGAGCGACCTAATAAGAAGAGACAAATCCCAGCGAGTACCACCCTATTTTTGAGCCAGCTTCTCGTGCACCCGCACCCCCCTGTGTGCCCGCACGCACGCACGTCATATATACATAGTGATTTGCACATTTAATTACAACTATTCCCAACCATATCGCATTTTGCTATCAGGTTTTGTAGGTATGCCTACCCCCTTTTCCTAGAAAACGTCTAGGGACTCCTAGACCCGAAAAAAAATTGTTGCATTTTTTTGTGAAGGGGTGCATAGTTGTAGAATCTGTAGGTAGATATACCTAGTTGATATCTAGTTTAGTATTCATCTAGGCTAGATTACTTCTCTCCTAGTTTGCTTCTAGTATTTTTGTTTAGTAATTTATTAGTAATTAGTTATATACTAGATAGATGAGTAGTGTTCTAAGTAAGATTCAGAACTTATCAGTAGATGAGAAAGAAGAGTTATTAGGATTACTAGAGGAACTTGAAGAGGCTAAGTCTCGGGAACACTGCCACGACAAGTTCCTCACCTTTGTTGGTGAGATGTGGTCTGCTTTTATACATGGTAAACACCATGAGATTATGGCGGAGGCTTTTGAGAGAGTTGCGAATGGCGAACTTAAAAGACTTATTATCAATATGCCACCCAGACATACGAAGTCTGAATTTGCTTCCTATCTTTTACCTGCATGGTTTCTAGGAAGATATCCCGATAAGAAGATTATCCAAACCGCACACACGGCTGAACTGGCTGTGGGATTTGGTAGAAAGGTTAGAAACCTTGTTAACAGTAAAGACTATAAGAATATATTCCCTAATGTGAGCTTGCAAGCTGATAGTAAAGCAGCAGGAAGATGGAATACCAACAAGGGCGGAGAATACTTTGCGATAGGTGTTGGTGGTGCTGTTACAGGTAAAGGTGCGGACTTATTAATTATAGACGACCCTCATAGTGAACAAGAGGGTGCTAGTTCTGATATAAACATTTTCAATAGGACCTACGAATGGTACACCTCAGGTCCACGACAAAGACTACAACCCAAAGGAGCTATTGTTGTAGTTATGACTAGATGGCATCAAAAAGACCTCACAGGACAAGTTGTTGATGCGTCTATAAAGAGAGGCGGTGCAGACCAATGGGAAGTCATAGAATTACCCGCTATACTTCCATCAGGCAATCCACTGTGGTCTGAGTTTTGGAAGCTTGAAGAATTAGAAGCACTTCGAGCAGAACTGCCCGCATCCAAGTGGTCAGCACAATATCAGCAAGACCCCACTGCTGAAGAAGGTGCTTTAGTGAAAAGGGAGTGGTGGCAAGATTGGAACTACAACGAACCTCCTCAATGCGAGTTCATCATACAATCTTGGGACACAGCATTTTTAAAGTCGCAGAGAGCTGACTACTCCGCTTGCACTACTTGGGGTGTATTTTATAAAGAAGATGAAGACGAAGGCTCAATAGTGCCTAACATCATACTGTTGGATGCCTACAAAGAAAGATTAGAATTTCCAGACCTCAAAGTGGTAGCGATGGATAAGTATAAAGAATTTAAGCCTGATGCTTTTATTGTTGAGGGCAAAGCTGCTGGTATGCCTTTGATATTTGAATTAAGGCAAATGGGTATACCAGTACAAGAATACACACCCAGTCGTGGTAACGATAAGATATCTAGAGTAAACGCAGTCTCTGATTTGTTTGCTTCTGGAGTTGTATGGTGTCCACAAACAAGATGGGGTGAAGAAGTTATAGAAGAGTTTGCAGCATTCCCTAATGCAGAACATGATGATTTGGTTGATAGCAGTACGCAAGCTCTGTTAAGATTTAGACAAGGCGGGTTTGTACCACTTTACTCAGATGAAGAGGATGAGCCTTTAGAACATAATCGCAAAGCAGATTATTACTGATAGGAGTTTACATTGGCTATAGACAAACCAGCTACACCCATAGATGGCTTAATAGAGAAAGAGCCTGAAGAGGAATTACAAATTGCAATAGAGAATCCAGACTCTGTAGCCATAGCCACAGAAGATGGTGGTATGGTTATAGATTTTGACCCGCAAGAAGAAAAGCCTGATTCAGAGTTTGGCAGTAACCTTGTGGAATTTATAGACGACCAAGAATTAGAACACATAGGTTCTGATTTAATATCCGCATTCAATATGGATAGGGACTCTAGAAAAGAATGGGAAGAGACCTATACCAAAGGATTAGACCAGCTAGGTTTAAAGATAGAAGAGAGAACTCAGCCTTGGAATGGAGCGTGTGGTGTATTCCACCCCATGCTATCAGAAGCAGTAATACGTTTTCAGTCACAGGCTATAGCAGAAATATTTCCTGCTGCTGGTCCAGTTAAGACCAAGATAGTTGGTAAGATTACTGACGATAAAGAAAAACAGGCTCAACGAGTAGAAGACTATATGAACTATCTTCTGACTTATGAGATGGCTGAATACAGAACTGAAACAGAGAAGCTGTTGTTTTCTTTACCTTTAGCTGGTTCTGCTTTTAGAAAAGTTTATTACGACCCAACGCTAGGAAGACCTAGTGGTATCTTTGTTCCCTCAGAAGATGTGGTTGTTAACTATGGTGCTAGTGATTTAGATACTTGTGAAAGAGCAACTCACGTTATGCGTATGTCATCTAATGATATTCGTAAGATGCAAGTAAACGGATTCTATCGTGATGTAGAAGTAGCAAGCGGAGACCGCACTTATACAGACGTACAAGAAAAGTATGACGAGTTAACAGGAGAAATGCAAAACAACTCCTACGACCAAAGGCATACTGTATTGGAGATGCAGGTTAATTTAGACCTCAAAGGTTTTGAAGATGAATCTAATGGTCAGCCTACAGGTATCGCATTACCTTATGTGGTAACTGTTGATTATCCTTCAGGCATAGTCTTGAGTATTCGTAGAAACTATTACGAAGATGACCCACAAAAGAAAAGACGTTCACACTTTGTGCATTATCAATACCTACCAGGTATAGGTTTTTATGGGTTTGGTTTGATACACATGATAGGTGGTTTAGCTAAATCAGCAACCAGCTTACTGAGACAGTTAGTAGATGCAGGTACGCTATCTAATCTACCAGGTGGTTTAAAGGCTAGAGGTCTTAGAATTAAAGGTGATGATACACCTATAATGCCTGGAGAATTTAGAGATGTAGATATAGCTGGTGGAGCTATCAAGGACAATATAACCTTCTTGCCTTACAAAGAACCATCAGGAACTTTGTATTCTTTGTTACAGAACATAGTTGAAGAAGGTAGAAGGTTCGCAAGCATATCGGATATGAAAGTATCGGATATGAACTCACAAGCACCTGTCGGAACTACCCTAGCTTTGCTAGAAAGAAACATGAAAGTTATGACTGCGGTACAAGCAAGACTTCACGCTTCCATGCGTAAAGAGTTTGATATCTTAGTAAATGTCATAAAAGATTTTGGTGAGCCATCTTACCCTTACGAAACAGATGAAGAGGAAGATATTAAGATAACTGACTTCGATAAGCGAGTAGATGTTATGCCTGTATCTGACCCCAATGCAGCAACAATGGCTCAAAGAATTATGCAGTATCAAGCAGCATTTCAGTTATCGCAATCTGCTCCTGAGATGTATGACCTCAAAGAATTACACAGGCAAATGCTTGATGTATTAGGCATACAGGATGTTGATGACATAGTTCCAGATGAAGATGATGTTCCACCTGTAGACCCTGTATCTGCGGTACAGAATCTAATAAACAATAAACCAGTCAAAGCTTATGAGTTCCAAGACCATGATGCACATATACAGACTGTAGTATCTGCACAAGAAAATCCTGAGATACAAAAGCTGGTTGGACAATCTCCAAATGCTCCAAGTATTTTAGCATCAGGTTCTGCTTATATACTTGAACACTTAACTATGAAGTATAGAGATGAAGTAGAAAAAGAAATGGGTATTGAGTTACCTCCACTAGGAGAACCTTTACCAGCAGACGTAGAGAAGAGAATATCAGAGCTTGTGGCTGAAGCCTCAACTAGAGTATCACAAGCTGCCATGATAAAAGCAGAACAAGAAAGAATTAATCAGCAAATGCAAGACCCACTAATACTAGCTAAACAAAGAGAGTTAGATATTAAACAAGCTGAAGTTCAACGTAAAGCTTTAGGAGACCAAGCTAGATTTACGTTGGCTGCTCAGAAACAACAAGACCAAGTTGAGTTGGAAAAAGAAAGAATAGAAAGCGAGCAAGCTATAGAGGGTGTTAAAATAGGACAAAGAATTGCAAGCGATTTGCTAGAAAAAGAAATTGATATCAATAAGCAATCAGTAGATGACTTTAAGTCTGGTATTGACATGGTCAAAGAATTAGTTGATGATGTCAATAAGAATGAATAATGATATCAATGAGCAATCACTATCTGAATATTTAGGTAAAAGGATTCGGACATTGATGAATGAACATACTGATTTCTTAGCAACTGGAAGTGTAAAAGACTTTGAGGAGTATAAAAAGATATCAGGTATTATCGAGGGGTTAGCTCTCGCAGAACGAGAAATGTTGGACTGGATAGAACAACATACTCGTCAATAGGAACTCGACACCTATAAGTCGTGCAATATGAAAAAAGTAGTAGCAGAATCTAAAATAGAAGAACTCACACCTGAAGAGGTTGAGTCTAATAAAAAACAATTACCTGACCCATCAGGCTATCGTATATTGGTAGCTATGCCTGTAGCAGATGAAAAGACTGAGGGCGGTATATTAAAGGCTAATCAAACTATTAAGGATGAAGAAGTCAGTAATATATGTGGCATGGTAATTAAATTAGGTCCTGACTGTTATCAAGATGAAAGAAGATTCCCTAGCGGTCCTTGGTGCAAGGAAAAAGATTGGGTGGTCTTTCGTGCTTATTCAGGCACACGCATGAAGATGTATGGTCAAGAGTTTCGTTTAATTAATGACGATACTGTGGAAGCAGTAGTTGAAGACCCTACAGGAGTAGTTAGAGCATGAGTGAGCAAACAGTAGAAACTAAAATAGAAACTGAATTTCAACCTGATAGCACAGGCAATCTTGTACCTCAGTCTGAAGAAGAAAAATTCTTTGGAGTAAAAACTGAAATACCTACAAAGCAAGAAGCAGATAATAATTTGTCTGTAGAGGTTGTAGACGATATACAAGAGCCAGAAGTAGAAGAAGAGGTTGAAGAAGAAGTAGATGAAGCTACTTTAGATGAAGAAATCAAAAACTATTCTAAAAGAGCAGGCAAAAGAATAGACCAGCTTATTTACGAAAGAGAAGAACAGAAAAGACAAAAACAAGCTTTAGAAAGTCAAAGTCAGGAAGCTGTAACAAGGCTTAGAACTTTGATGCAAGAAAATCAAAGATTACAAGCTATAGTAGACCAAGGCGGAGAAGTCTTAAACCAACAAGCTACTAACAATGCACAATGGGCAAAGTTAAATGCACAAGCTAAATTTAAAGCAGCTTATGACGAGGGTGATGCTGATGCTATGGCACAGGCTCAAGAAGAGTTAACTAAAGCGTCTTTAGCAGAACAATCTGCTGCACAGTATTCACAGAATTTACAAAACCAACTAGTTCAACAATTAGAACAAGAACAGTTAAATAATCCTGTACAACAAGAACCACAACAGCTAGACCCTGATATGCAAGCATGGTCTTCAAGAAATCCTTGGTTTATGAGTACAGTTCCAGAGCATCAAGAAATGACATCTTATGCTATGACTATAGATAGAAGGTTACGCAACCAAGGTGTATTACCTGAGAATGATTCTAAGCTTTACTATGATGAAGTAGATAAAGCTATGCGTAACGAATACCCCAGTTTCTTTGGTGTGACTACAACGGAAGAAGTAGCACCACCAACACAAGAAAAACGTCAGCCACAAAATGTGGTTGCACCCGCATCGAGAACAAGCGGGTCTAATAAAGGTTCTCGCAAAGTACGATTGAGCAAGGACCAGCTTGCGGTAGCACGGCAGCTTGGAGTAACCCCTGAACAATACGCAAAACAATTATTATTGGAGGAGTCCTAAATGGAAGAAAATAAAACGGAAGTAATAGAAGAATCTACAGAAGACTCTTTTGAACAAGTGCGTACTCCGAGAGGAGCAGAAGACCGAGAGGTCACCCAACACAATCAAGATTGGGAAAACCCCCTAAATCTACCAAGTCCTAATAACCAAGAAGGTTGGGTCTTTAGATGGATAAGAACAAGCATCTTGGGTAATTCTGATAATCCTAATGTATCGAAGAAGTTCCGAGAGGGATGGATTCCATGTAGGGCAGAAGACCACCCTGAGTTGCATATCCAAATGATGGACTATAAATCTGAATGGGCAGAAAAAGGAAACATAGAGATAGGTGGACAACTGTTATGCAAGATGCCCTCTGACAAGGCTAGAGCTAGAGATGAACATTTCAGAAGCATGGCTCAAACTCAGATGGACTCTGTGGATAATGTGTATTTTAAAGACCAAGACTCTAGAATGGCGACCAAACAAGTCTTTGAAAGAAAATCAAAGACAACCTTTGGAAGAGATTCTTAATCTTGGATATGTAATTGTTTTAACACAAGGAGAAAATAATGGCTTCATCAGCTACACCTTTCGGTGCTAGACCTGTAAGTTCGTTAGTGTCTTGTGCGTACAACGCTAAAATTACTCACTACAAAATTAAAAACGCTTTTGGAACAGATATATTCTATGGCGATTTTGTAAAGTGGGCAGACGATAACCCTAATACTACTATCCAAAAAGATACTGGTACTACGGCTTGTACTCCCATTGGAGTGTTTTTAGGATGTGCTTACACAGACCCTTCAACAGGTCAATTCACCCCAAACCAATATTATCCTGCTTCAACAGCAGCAGATGATATCGTTGCTTATGTCGCATCTGACCCATTTATCGTAATGCAAATGCAGTCGGATGAGAGTTTAAACCAAGATGACCTTGGTAAGAATGTTGCAGTTGTGCAAACGGCAGGCAGCACGTCTATCGGCACAAGCAGAAATGCTATTGACGGAAGTACAGCAGCTACTACCGCTACACTACCTTTAAAGATTATTGACTTTGTTGATGGTCCAGATAGTGCAATCGGTGACAGCTTTACTGACGTTTTGGTGATGTTCAATGCTGGACATCAGTTACTTAACACAACAGGCATAGGATAAGGAGAATAATATGGCAGCTATATCAAGAGCGAATGAGCTCAAGCAGCTTCTTCCAGGTCTTAATGCCCTGTTTGGAGAAGAGTACAATAACTACGAGAACGAGCACGAGCAAATTTATACAACTGAAAACTCTGAAAGAAGTTTTGAAGAGGAACTAAAGTTGTCGGGTTTTGCTGCTGCTCCTGTTAAAGACGAAGGTGCGTCAATATCTTTTGATACTGCACAGGAGTCTTTTGTAGCTCGTTATACACACGAAACAATCGCTTTAGGATTTAGTGTTACAGAAGAAGCAATGGAAGATAATTTATACGTTAGTCTTTCAGGCAGATACACTAAAGCTTTAGCGAGAGCAATGGCTTACACAAAACAAGTGAAAGCTGCTGCTCCGTTGAATAACGGCTTTACAAATTCATTCCAATCTGGAGATGGGGTTAACCTATTTACAGCAAGTGGTGATGGAGTAACAGGTGGAGATGGTCACCCTCTAGTATCTGGCGGTAAGAACTCTAACAGACCAGTCACAGGTGCAGACTTGAATGAGACTTCATTAGAAGACAACATCATTCAAATCAGCAAGTGGACTGATGAAAGAGGTCTTAAAATTGCAGCTAGAGCTAGAAAGCTTATCGTTCCAACTGATTTGCAATTTGTTGCAACTCGTCTATTAGAAAGCGAGTACAGAATTGGTACTGCTGACAATGACATCAACGCTATCAGAAACAATGGTGTTATACCTGAAGGCTATGCAGTTAATCATTATTTAACTGATACTAATGCCTACTTCATAACAACAGATGTTCCTGATGGAATGAAGCACTTTGTCAGAAGTCCAATGACTACAAGCATGGATGGAGACTTCGATACTGGAAACGTAAGATACAAAGCTAGAGAAAGATATTCCTTTGGAGTATCTGACCCGCTTGGAATCTTCGGTTCACCAGGCTCAAGCTAAAATAAGAAGGGGGAGCTATGCTCCCCTTTTTTTCGTATCTAGGTAATTTTTTCTATCGACTGACCTAGCAGACAAGCCAAGACGATAGATTTTTAAGGAGACTTAATTATGGCAAACACAACCTTTAATGGACCAGTAAGGTCTGAGAATGGCTTTAAAGTCATTTCAAAAAATTCAAGCACAGGTGCTATATCAACATCTTTTACTTTAGATGGTTCAGGTATGCAAGTTGCACCTGTAGCTTTAGCTGATACAACGGCTATTTCTTTAACCGCAGCAACTCATGGTGGAAGGGTGGCAGTAGTGCCAGCACTTTCAGCAAACTGCACACTTTCATTGCCTTCACCTTCAGCAGGAGTTTATTTTAAACTAATTTATGGTGGTGCAGCAGAAGAAACAGAAAACCTTATTATTGATACAGGTTCAGATACTAATTTCTACTTAGGTGGAATTGTGCATCTAGACTCTAACGCAGATAATGTTTCTGTCTATGCTGATGGTGATTCAAACTCCATTCTTACTTTAACTGACTTTGGTTTATTTGATATAAACATATTAGCTAAAGACTCTACCAACTGGTATATTTGGGGCAACCAAGAAGGTGCAGATGCTCCAGCATTTACTGACCAATCATAAGGAGTAAACTATGGCTGATGCAGTAACTTCACAAACCATCATTGATGGTGAAAGA